TTTCTTGCGACAAGTCGCCAGCGCGGCGGGCCGAACCCAATTCAGCAAGATCGGCGCCACCATCGGCAAAATTATCAAAATCAGTATAAACGTTAATTTCGGGATCGTAATCGTCTTTCTTCAACCATTTGGCTGTTATCACCAGCGCATTTTCTATCGCATCCTTAAGCTGGAGCGCCCAAGCCCCTACCGCGCTGCGAGCCTTGCCAGCGGCAACGGCGGTAGTGATCACAGTCAGGTTGCCAGATTGCGCCGTAAGCGGCTGGCGCCCAAGCTCGCGTAAATCCTGCTTTGTCTCATTATTCTTCTTTTGCAGAAATTCCATACTCGCGCCGGATGGTTCAATATATTCCCACTTACCATTGGTGCCATTTTCATTTGGCAACCCATAGACTACTCGCCCCGGTCCAACTGCGACGCGCATGGGTGTTTTACCGTCCGGCCCCATCTGCGGCCGAAGTCCGTTAGCTGCAAGCATCGGATAACCGGCCAAAATGCAAAGATGCTCCAGCGCGCTTTCATTGCGATAGAGATTAATCTGCAACTCAAGAGCCGCGCGCATCGGTGGCGTAAATTTCCACGTAGCACCATCGCGGCGACCAGTTACAAATGGTACTAAAGGAATTACATCAATTGTCAACGTTCCATTATCAATTAATACAAAATCATTATCCTTGTTTAATTCCCAAAGCTGATATATAATTGTTCCGTTAATGTCGCGTTGAAAAATGCGGACGCGTTCGGGTTCGCCCACACCCGGCTCATGAATGCGAATATACGAAAGAACATGTGTGCCGTTAATGTTTGTTGTACGAACTTCCAGCACATTTTGCGCCAGAACATGCGACCAGAACGGGCGAACACCTGCGGCGATTTCATCCGCTCGCGTTCTGATCAGCGGATCGGCNGGCGGATAATCAACAAAAATCCAATCAATGGCATAATTAATACCATTGTAAAACGTGAGACTTCCAAACACGGTAAGGTTGTTTCCATTACCGTCAACGTTTTCAATGAAATCTTTGATTTCCTGCGGAGGTTCAGATTTTTCTTCACCTTCCGCAAATGAAATTTCTTCTTCGAATGGCTTGGATGCCAAACCTTCAACGATATCAACGTAAACGTTGGTTAACTTGGTGTTTTCAAGTCTAAAAGTATATTCTTCTGACTTTTCGTCAGGGAATTTCGGTAGATATTTAGTTGACGCTGCTTTAATTTTATCATAACCTTCGTTTATATCTGAAACCTTTTCCCAATAACTAACCATTGAGGCGATGTCATCGGTTCGGCTAAGTAATTCTTTCTTATTTGCCGTTGCCCCTTTCATCATTTCAAGGGTCTGGATAAGCGGCAAAGGATCGGGCGCACCGAGGTATCGCGCTTGCGCCTCAATCCCCGGATTTGCAAACGCATAAAGCTTTGAAAAGTCAAGCATATTTCACCCGCCATAATTGCCAACGATAATACTACCATAATCATCAGGAACCGGAAAGTAAGCCATCACAACGGCATCGGCCAGATTTGGCGACTTGGTGCCCTCGGGTTGCTTATTCACAATTGTTCTAAGGTCACTACTTTCGCCGCGTGTCGCCTGTGCTAGTTCCTGCATCAACTGATTAAGTAACGGCATTGCACTATCTAAGCTAATCAGTTCCTCGCTATCGTAATCAGGAACAGGCAAGCCATTCTTGATAGCTTCAATGCAACGCCACGTCTTATAGAACCGCGCATAAAGCGCCCACCATGCTTGTGCTTTGATGTTTTTAAAGTAATCTTTATTTTTTGCGCTATCGATATCGCCATTAATCACACGTTCATGCGGACGTAGCGGCGACGCTCCAGCGTTCCAAGGCACGAATGGCGGAATATCTAACTTTTCGTCTATCTTCAATCGGTTGTATTCTGCCTTGATACTCGAACCTAAGCCAACGGCATCATACATCACCTTAGCATTTTTGACGTTGCGGACGCCAGCGATTGCGCGCCGGGCCGTCACACCCGGATCACGCTCGCCCCATTCCTCGACATGGCGGCAAATGATCCATTGCCGCAGGGCGAAGGCGTTGCGGTCAATACCACCGTCCGCCACGTCCAGCCCGCCCATGTGGATATTCGGAATATCCTGCGGCCGGCGCATCAGACATGGAATTTTTAGATGGGCATCGATTGCCGAAGTGATGTACTCATATGGAATAATCGTGTTGCTGATCGCCGCGCTATAATTGCGGTCAACCTCTTGTGCAAAGATATGCAGCATTCCCTCGCGCTCAGCTTTAGCCTTGCGCTTGTTATACCATTCATCAGTTTTATCGGGATGGTCGCGCCAATCGATGATAAATACGCGCGTNTATCCGCTTTCAATCNTTGATCCGGGTTGCCANACTATTCCAGCTTCGCGNCGNCGATGGAANGCATTTCCAAGACCNTTAACNCTCGATATNTCAACCTGTACGTTNGTATTNTCACCNAGCGCNGCNTCNACCTTTTCAGGGCGTTCATAATGCGCGCTTTCATCCTTAAAATACATCGACTTTCGACCACCACGGCCGATATTGTCGCCAGCTTCACCAGCGATAATTGAACCATTTTCAGGATTGACACACTTTAAATGTGTCAAGTGTTCTTTTGGCTTCAATCCGGCCGGACGAAACACGGCCGGGAGACGATTGATTATCAGCCGCAGTTTTTCAAAGATGCTGTCAGGATCGCCAATTTTATCAACCAGCATTTCCTTACGGCTACCCCATCCGATAGCGTCATCAGGTATCGTCAACCAGCATGCGACCGAATATCCAGCCGCCCCCCATGTCGCGCCCATATCGCGCGCTTTCTCGATCAACCCATTTTCTTGTGAGTTGCGCAAATCCTCCAGAAAGTCGATAAATTCCGCCTGTTTCAGGAAGAAAACGAACGGAACCCATTTCGGACCATTGCGGCGAGGATCGTAAGTATCCATCCAATGCATGATAAATTCTTTACGATGCGTCGCGTAATATTTCTTGGCATCCTCTAATAATCGAGGGTCTTTCTTAAATGCTGATAGAATTTTAGCACGCCATACGTAAACCGCCCGGTAATCAGGCGGCCATTCGTCATGACTTAATGCGTGCGGTTTCCACTCTTTTATAAAATCATCTTCAAACGAGAGTGAACGCCATTCCAAAACATCGGAATTCATTTCCTAAATATCCAAGTGATGAAATAAAATGGCGTGCCCGGCTGCAATCCGCTGCGGCTTGTCACCAGCCCGAGGCGGGAGGGATGCGGATCATGGATAATCTCGCCATGCTGCATCACCACTGCGTGCCGCCCGGCGCGTGGTGACGGGCCGGAAAGCATGGCCGGCTCTTTGGTGGGGTGCCAGCCCGAACGCCATTCAGCGACCACGCCACGCGCTTCGCACCAATCCTGCATTTCCACCGCCCATTCGCAATCATACAGTTGAACGAAGTGCGGAACATCGTCTAACTCTAAACCTAGAATGGTTGCGATACATGCACGGACACAATCATTGCCGCATCGCTGATCAATAAATCGCATTGACATAATCAACTCGCTGGAATAGGTTGGTAATATAAACAATGGAGAATGAGCCGATGAATATTCACACCAGAATGCGCAAGATGGCGGGTGAATTGGATGCGCATCATAATGCAACGATGCCGCAACGTCCGCCGACTGCCGCAGCAATTCGAACTGCGCACCGTGACGAATTGGTTAAACGCCTTGCGGATGAATTCGAGGCGTCGGGTATCAAATACACATGCCGCGCCGTTGTGATGGACTTCGCCCGGCCTCGCATTCTGAAATACACCGAAGAAGCGCCATATCGGGAATACCGAACGCACCACACGTTTACCATGCGCAGGCTCACGAATGACGTGTGGAAAGAGGTTCACAAGAGATTTTTTAACCAATAAACTTGGCATAATATTCGCCCGCTTCCTGCAACCCGGCCGATTGAGACAATTTAACCAATTCGGCCGGGGTAGCCTTATAGGCGAGA